GCCAACTTCTTGATAACCCCCAGACGCTATCAGAGCTTACTGGGATGCAGATTACGGATGAGGTTGCGGGCCACATAACCCCACATATTGTACGTGAGTTTGATGCAATAGAGCGCGGGCTACCGCTCAATTTAGCACACAAGGTAGAGAGCCTGGACAGCACGGGCAAAATGATGACCATATCTCTCAGGGGTAAACATAACCAGCCAGTGCTGAAGAACGATCATTTGATCAACCCCAACTGGCCCGCACGCAAAACTAAAATAGGCACCAGAAAAGATAAGGCCGGCACGCCGTTTAGAGCAAAAATATCGAATCAGCCGATGTATGCGATGCAGGAGGCGTGGGACTCCTTGATGACAAAACGCAGCAAGGGGCAGTTTCCAAACAGAAGGTTTACTGCTGAAGATTTCCTGAGCGAAATTGATGAACTGAATTTAGCCATAAAATCAAAGTATCAGAATGTTCTCGATCAACGCGCTAAAGGGCTCGGTCCGGACGGCAATAAGCTAAGGAAAAACGCCGCTGTACCAGAGCCTCCTGTTTTTTGGAACAGACCGCCTGGGATGGGCGATAAATTTAGACAGCTTACAGATAAGGATGGGCTTATTAGCTGGGGATATGAGGGTCTTACCGGTGATCAGCTGCTGGGCCATGTACGCTTACGCACGGTTCTTGATCCGGCAACTGGGCGAATGTTCCAGATAGGAATGGATCAGTTGGCTCTGGGAGCTGGAAAAGGGTGGTTGAATAAAATTACTGAACCCGGTATGAAAAACCAGTTTATCTCTATTACACCAAACTATTCATCCTTTAAGGGCGAGCTATTAACCAAGCATGGGGTCGATCGCATCACCCATGGGGACTCAGCGTTAGGCACGAGGGGTAAAGCGGATATTGGGATGGGTTATGAAGACATAAAAAAAGCGGCAGCCCTGCACAAGGGGCCAACCCAGGCACAGATATTAAAAGACGCGGCTCGCGTTTCTGGCCCACAGGTCTCTATCCAGACCGCCAAGGGGCTAGAGGCGGTAGATAGAAAACGCAAACAACCACCCCGGCTAGGGCTACTAGGGCCATACTAATGAAAACACAGATGCAAGAAACCTTTATCGAGCAGTATTGCCTAACAGGCAGTGCCGCCAAAGCTGCGGCCACCGCTGGTTACTCCTCGCCTAAACAACGGGGCTACGAGCTTAAAAACAAGTTCGCAGGAGAGATTGAGCAGCGTCAGAAGCGTATGTTGCAGGATTGCGTACCCGGTGCTATAGCACAGCTGCAAAGCCTAGCGCAGAGCGCTGAGAGCGAGTCTGTGCGGCTGGGTGCTGTAAAAGATGTGCTGGACAGGGCTGGGCTGAAGCCAACCGAAAAGATTCAACAGGAGATATCCCACGTAGAGCAAGCCTCCACCGACGAGCTACGAAGGGAGCTAGAGGCTCTAATGGGTACATCCGACCCTAGTGTGGTGCCGGATCTGGTGAACTAATGCCTATCAAAAGATGCACACTACCNTCTGGAAAGAAGGGTTACAAATGGGGATCAAAGGGAAAATGCTATGCAAATAGAGCCGGCGCTGAGCGTCAAGCATCCGCCATTGGCCACGCGAAGCGAACTAGAGCAAGCGGTAGAGGTCGCTAGGGAGCTACGCCAGAGAGAGCGCTACAACAAGCTCGATTTCTACGACCCCTATCCGTATCAACAAAGATTTCACGACACAGGTATAGATGCCAATCAGCGATTGCTGATGGCAGCCAATAGAATAGGAAAGTCCTACTGCGGCGCAGCAGAGATGTCCTACCACATAACCGGGTTGTACCCGGAGTGGTGGAACGGGCGTAGATACAGACAGCCTATAGTTGCGTGGGCAGGAGGGGTTTCCAATGAAACTACACGAGATATCGTGCAGCATGAGTTATTGGGTTCCCCCGATGACCCGGATGCTTTTGGTTCCGGTGCAATACCGAAAAATCTAATAATAAAAACTGAACGCAAACCCGGGGTTCCTAACGCCAAATCGGTCGCCCTAATCAGGCACGTTAGCGGGGGCAACTCATCTTTATTCTTCAAAGCCTATGAGATGGGTGTGGAGAAGTGGCAGGGTCGCAGTGTGGATTGCGTGTGGCTGGACGAAGAGCCCAGCCGTGACATCTACTCTCAGGCTGTTACCAGAACGCTCGACCGTAGNGGCATGGTCTACATGACGTTTACCCCTGAGCGGGGCATGACAGAGACTGTGGCCTCGTTTATCAACAGGATAAAGCCGGGCCAAGCCCTGGTCAACGCCACCTGGGATGACGCCTCACAGGCTGTGATGTCGCGTGGGGGCCAGCGTGGCCATCTGCATGAGTCCATTATGGAGCAGATCCTGAGCAGCTACAGCCCGCACGAGCGGGAGATGCGGCGCTATGGGCGCCCCTCGATTGGCAGTGGTCTGGTTTTCCCCGTGATGGAGGAGAAACTGATCACCGACCCTGTTGAGCTAAAGGAACATTGGCCCCGTATCTGCGGTATCGACTTTGGTTTTGACCACCCCACCGCGTGCGTGTGGATGGCCCATGACACAGAGGAGGATGTGGTGTACGTGTACGACTGTTACAGACAGGCAAAAGCGTCACCAGCGGTTCACGCAACCTCTATAAAGACGCGACCGCACTTCATCCCCATAGCGTGGCCGCATGACGGCAACAGGCGCGACAGTATGGGCAACCCGGGGTTGGCTGATCAATACAGGCAGCACGGGTGTAACTTTCTTCCGTTTCACTTTGAAAACCCACCTGCGTTGGGCGAGAAGAAAGGTGGCAACTCTATTGAGGAGGGTATCATGGCGTTGCTGCAAAGGATGGAATCCGACAGGTTTAAGGTGTTCGCAACGCTGGGAGACTGGTGGGAGGAGTTCAGGATGTACCACCGCAAAGAGGGAAAAATCGTCCCCATCCGTGATGACCTCATGGCAGCCACTCGGTACGGCGCCATGTCGTTGCGGTTTGCCGTGTCCGGGTCTGACCCGGCATGGACTAAGGATGTGGAATACAGAAATTATGGAATCATTTAATGGCTGAAAAACTAACTGAAGAAGAACTGGTAACAAGGATACGGGGAGAAATCACCGATTCCCTTGGGTATATGGGTGACACCATATCTCAGCAGCGGGAAAAGGCTATGTCGTACTACTATGGCCAACCCTTTGGAAACGAGGTGGAGGGCCGCAGCCAGTTCGTAGACTCCACGGTACAAGATACGATTGAATGGATCAAGCCGTCGCTTATGCGGGTGTTTGCATCGGGGGACCAAATGGTAAAGTTCAGCCCTCACGGTCCAGAGGACGTAAAGATGGCAGAACAGGCCACAGATTACGTCAACTACGTTTTTACCAAAGACAATCCGGGCTGGGAGATCTTGTATTCGTGGTTCACAGATGCGCTCCTATCAAAGAACGGCATTGTCAAAGTGTGGTGGGACGAGTACGAGGAGTGGAACAGGGAGGAGTATCGCGGGCTAAACGAGATGGAGTTCGAGGCTCTGCTGTCCGACCCCAGCGTGGAGGTTCTGGAACACAGCGAGTACGAGGATGTGCAGTATGCTGCCGAGCAGGTAGAGCAAGCCCCCATGGGTGGTGTTGACGAGCAAATGCAGGTGGCTGGAACCATGTTGCATGATGTTGTCATCCAACGGAAGGATTACGGCGGAAAAGTAAAGATAGAGAATGTGCCCCCGTCCGAGTTCCTTATCTCCAGAGAATCAAAGAACATACAGGACGCTAGGTTTGTTTGTCATCGGGTGATGAAAACTCTGTCTGAGCTGCGCGAGATGTACCCCGACAAAGATCTGGAGGTCGAGGATCTCAGGGGTGCCGCCCAGGACATGGCCGACTTTTCCACCGAGCGTCTTGAGCGATTTTCGTTTGATAAGTCTGCTGAGTATTGGGATGGATGGGGGGACGACACATACGGAGAGGATGGGCTGCGTACTTATTGGCTGCATGAGAGCTTTCTACGCACAGATTATGACGGGGATGGAATCACAGAGCTGCGTAAAGTTTGCACTGTTGGTGACACCGTGTTGCAGAATGATGAGATAGACTCGATCCCGTTTGTATCTATTACCCCGATAAAGATTCCCCACAAGTTCTTTGGCCTGTCCATAGCGGATCTGGTGATGGATTTGCAGTTGATGAAATCCACCCTGATGCGAAACCTGATGGACAATATGTACAACCAGAACTTTGGTCGATACGCTGTGCTGGAGGGTCAGGCAAACCTGGACGACTTGCTAACGCAGCGCCCGGGCGGAGTGGTCAGAGTAAAATCACCCAATGCAGTAATGCCCCTTTCCACCCCAGCCCTTGAACCTTACTCGTTCCAGATGCTTGAATATCTAGACGGGGTAAGGGAATCTAGAGCCGGGGTCAGCCGTATGTCACAGGGCATGAACGAAAACGCCCTAACCAGCCACACCACGGCAACCGCTGTTAATGCTGTTATGTCTGCGGCTCAGAGCAGGGTAGAACTTGTGGCTCGAAACTTTGCAGAGACTGGCGTCAAGGACTTGATGATAACCATATATGAGCTATTGCACAAAAACCAAGACAAGAAAAGAGTTGTTATGCTGCGTAATGAGTGGGTTCCGGTACGTCCTGATGTATGGCGCGATAAGTATGATTGCACTGTGTCTGTGGCTCTAGGCAGCGGCAATAAAGACCAGCAGATGATGCACCTCAGCCAGATGCTACAGTTTGCTGGAGAGGCAATGAAAGGCGGTCTGCCGATCGTTAACGCGCAGAATATGTACAACCTTGGCGCTACGCTTATAAAAGCAATGGGGTTTCAGAATGTTGACGATTACCTGACCAACCCCTCGATGATGGGGCCACAACAGCCTAAACCCCCGAGCCCGGAACAACAGATAGAGCAGCAGGAGCTGCAACTGAAACAGAAAGAGCTGGAGATAAAAGCGGCAGACGTGCAAGTCAAAGCCCAGAAGATCCAGCAGGAATATCAAAAGGACGCGGTTGACGCACAGCTAAAAGTTGCAGACTAAAGCTGGAGCGTGAACAGAAACGCGCCGTAGCAATAGGAGCGACATGAGCGACGAGTTAAGGGAAGCGAAAGCTAGAGCTCTACTGAATGACCCGATATTTAACGAGGCATTCGACACACTAAAAAAAGATTTAATGAGCCGTTGGGATCATAGCGGCTCGAATGAATTGGAGGCCAGAGAGTCTATCTGGCTTGCAATGAGGCTGCTTGACAAGATTCAATTACATATACAGTCTATTATAGAAACTGGACACATGAATAAAGTCTTGGAAAAGCAACACCCATTCATTTAAGGAGAATAAAACATGGCGGATACGCAAGATGCCCCGCAGCAGCAGCAGCAGCAACCGGCTGGATTACAGCCAATACCAGCGCTAGGTGGAAGTATAGACGAGGCGCAAGAAGCGCTTCTAAGTTTACTGGACCCTCAAGACGAGGAAAAGCCGAAAACTGAGGAGCCACAACCTACCGAAGAAGAAGAGTCTACCGAGGAAACTCAAGACGAATCATTGGAAGAGGAGCAGCCCGATGAGGAAGAAGAAGAGGGCGAAGAGTTTGATGAGGATGNGGAAACCGACGAGGAAGAGGAAACTGAAGAGTCCGACGAGGTCACACTTTATACTGTAAAGGTAAACGGTGAGGACACAGAGGTATCTGAAGACGAACTGATCCGCGGTTATTCCCGACACTCAGACTATACCAAAAAGACGCAAGAGTTAGCGGAGGAGCGCAGAACTATTGAGGCCGCTCAGGCNCAATACCACTCTGATCTTTCATCTCTGCANCAGGAGCGTCAGCAGTACGCAGAAGCACTATCCCAAGTAATTCAGAGTTCCATGGCTGGTATGGAGCAGTACAGTGATATAGATTGGGCAACTCTCAAGACTGAAGACCCGATCGAATACATCACCAAACGCGACGAGTATCGAGAGNTGCAGGAGCGTGTACGAGAAAACCAGCACCGAGCCCNGCAGGTTCAGCAGCAGCAAGAGTCTGAAATGCAAGAGGTGAAAAAGCGTGTGTTGCGAGAGGAGCATGGAAAACTGGTGTCAGCTGTTCCCGAGTGGGGAGAGCCGACCACCCAGAAGAAACTTGCTACCGACATCAGNGCATACGCGATTAACCAAGGGTACACGCCAGAGGAGATCGGGGGTCTTGTTGACCACAGGTCTCTTATTGTTCTTATGAAAGCTCAGAAGTATGATGCGCTACAAAAGGCTGATGTTAAAGCNAAAAAGGTAAAGAACAAGCCAAAGGTTGTGAGGGCTGGTACGGGAACAAGAAAAGCACAAGAGGGAAAGTCTCAGCGTAAAGCCCAAATGAAACGTCTTCGGGGTACAGGACATCTTGATGATGC